AACTAGACCGTTTGTAGGTACAAGAGCGATAACACCAGTCGTATCCGCCGTAACGGTATACGCGGTTCCAGATGTAGTGCCTGCGGAGATTGTTGACATTTAAAGTACCACCCAAGTTGAACCAGACGATACAGTAACCGTGACACCTGAGTTTATAGTGATTGGTCCTGCGCTCATGCCATTGTAGTTTGTACCGATAGTGTAGTTAGCCGCAATAATCGAAGAGTTAACCGTGATGCCGTTGCTTGATACCATCGCAGTAGACTGCAACTCGCCTGTGCTTGGCTTGTATAGTAGGTTTGCATTGCCCGTAAAGATTGTAGACACCGAACCGCTTGTGGCAGAAGCAAAGGTTGGAAATAGGTTACTTGCCGTCGTTGTGTCGTTAGACAGCGTTACGCCGCCCGCAGGGGTAGACCATGTAGGTGCGCTTGCGCCGTTTGACGTTAAGACCTGCCCTGCTGTACCCGCAGCAGATAGAGCAAGAGCAGATGCAGTTGAGTAAGGAACCGCCCCCGCTACAGCCGTTAGTGCAGCGTTCGTGCCGCCGTTGGCTAGAGCTAAGATGCCCGCAAGAGTCACCGCACCAGTAGTCGCAGTGTTTGGCGTAAGACCCGTGGTGCCCGCAGAGAAGGAGTTAGCGGCAGATGCCTTGCTTGCAATGACCTGCACCACGCCCGAGCTATCTTCGTAGAAGAGCTTGCCGTCGTTGTTGTTCAGCGCTAACTCGCCGGGCTCTAAGTTGGCAGCCGTGGGCACAGCCGCCGCGGTCGTCGAGAGGTAAAGTTTGATTGGGGTAAAGCCGCTTTGAGCCATTAGAACGTCCCTCCTGAGATACCACCCGTAGCAGTCAGTGCGCCCGTAGATGGAACAAATGATAATTTAGTTGATGTGACTTTTTGTGGCAGGTTGCCGGTGTTAGCAGTAACCCAAGTTGGGTACACAGCGACCGCTGTTGCGGCGTCATCTGTGATTGCGGTGTTCGTTGCGTTTGTAGCCGAGCCAACCACTAAACTTGACTGACTTGCCCAAGTGGGTGACGCAGCACCAGCAGAGAGTAATACCTCGCTTGATGTGCCTGCCGCAGAAAACGCATACGCCGTGCCTGTACCGTAGCCAATTCCACCATTAGTCGGCGTGGCGGTTGAGTTTGTCCCGCCGTTTGCAATTGGTAGCGTCCCAGTCACGCCTGTAGTCAGCGGCAAACCCGTTGCATTCGTTAGGGTGCCAGAGCTTGGTGTGCCGAGTGGACCGCCATCGTTTAACATCCGCGTCCACACGCCCGCGTGAGCAAAATACATCGCCCCATCTGCATGAGAGTGAGCTATAGCGCCGTGATAAGTCGAGGCGCTAGGAAACGCAGCTTGGTTGGCGTAATAAAAAGGGATGACGCTACTGACACCCGGCGCGGTAATTGCACCGTCATCAGCGACAGTGACAAGCGAGTTTTGTACAATTTTTCCAGTTGTGCCGTCATACCTTGTAATTGCGTTGTCTGTCGCAGAGGCTGGGCCAGACACATCGCCAGCGCCCGCAGGGGTAGACCAAACGCCATCGCCTCGCCAAAACGTAGTGGCAGACGCAGAGGTTCCTGAGTTAAGGTTCGTCACAGGAAGATTGCCTGTGACACCCGTGGTCAACGGAAGCCCAGAAGCGTTGGTCAAAGTGCCGCTTGATGGCGTACCTAATGCGCCGCCATTTACAACAGGTGAGCCAGCAGTACCCACGTTGACTGCTAATGCAGCAGCTACACCAGTGCCCAAGCCTGTAATTGAACCAACCGCAGGGGTGACGGTGACGTTACTCGCAACAGTCAGTTGACCTTGAGCGTTAACCGTAAAGGTTCCGACCTGAGTTGCAGAGCCGTAAGACGCAGCCGTAACCGCAGTGTTAGCAATCGAGATCGTGCCCGTAGAGGTGATCGGACCACCCGTCAAGCCCGTGCCCGTCGCAATTGAGGTGACGCCTGAACCTGCAGCAAAGGAGTTCCAAGAGCCGTTGTAACCCTCAAACAAACCTGTGTCTAAGTTGAGCCTGAACGCGCCAACAGCGCCTGCGCGTTGCGCGGTCGTTCCACTTGGCACCTGCACGGCTGCGGTGCCCGGCAGCACTGGGTCTGACGCAATCGCAATGATTGGGTTACCGCTCGAGCCGTCGCCACTTGTGACTACAATTTGACTCGCTGTGCCTGTGATCGTGAGCGGTGTGAGCGCCGCACCGTTAACTGCTAATAACCCAGTTCCTGTCGTGTTTGCAAGAACTAAGGGCAAGCCGCTCAAAGAGAGCGTTGGGTTACCACTTACTCCGCTACCGTTAGTCAGGGACAGCCCAGAACCGCTCACAACGAACGATCGTGCTGTGATGGTATTAGCAGCAGTCTTAACGACGATACCTGTGCCAGCGCTCTCTAACGAAGCCGCAGTGCCATTGAAGGCGATTGTGTAAGAACCTTGCGCACCACCGTCAGTGATACCAAGCCCGACACCAGTTGAGAAGTACCGACTGTTGGACAAAGTTGTTTGCAAGCCAACAGTTAAAAATGTCTGCGTGAGCGACGGGCTCGACGTAATTGCAGAGACAGTCGTTTGAACCGTTAATCCGTTCTGGACGACAGGCACTAGCTCAGTGCCGGTGATGGCCTGAGCTGCGGGAAGGGCTGTGATCCTGACATCTGCCATGTTAAGGACTCAATATATCTAAATTACCGTCATTCGGCGTATTCGCTTGCTCAGTTGCGATCCCGACATCGTCTTCGTTCTGTATGTCAGGGTCAAGGATGATGTTGTTATGCGTCTGCGCAACATCCTCATCTGGGCGAGGAAAACGTAAGCTAATCTTTTCAGACTGCCTTGCCGGCAACCTATATGGGTCAAACTGGTCACTACACGATTCAGAGCAAACCTTTATAGCGGGTATGTTGCCGTCTGCACGCATGTCGCTATAAGCTCTTTTCATCTTGCATCGATCGCATATGAAAACACTCAAACTACTGTTGCCAATTGTATCAAGGAAGCGGGGCATTTTATACCCCCTTACCGAGTGTACATGCTGATATTCGGGCTAATCATAATGGGTGACTTGTCGCGGTTCTCATTCTGCGCCAGCATGAAGTGCTTCTCGTACTGCTGCTCAAGGTACGTTATACGCGCGGCATCAACTTGCGGCAACTCCAACGCCATCTGGTGCGCCAAGCCGTTTTGAATCGCCATGTAAAAGTACTGCGGGATCTCGATCTCGCCGCTCAAATCACCAACGTCTTGGATGTACCTGTTCAGCCAGAGCTCGAGCTGCGGGCTGATGTTGTCAGGCACTGGCCAGACTTCCATGTTCGGCTGCGGGATCGTGCGATTGAACCAGTACTGAAGGGGTCGCAGCGCTGTAAACGAACGATTAGGCAGCGAGCTGTAATCGTCACGATTCATGCGCGACATGTTAATTGACATTGGCATCGTGCCAAATACAACCTGATAGAACCCCATATTGACGCCCGCAGTCTGCTGGATACGCCAAAAAGGCGCTGTCTCAGAGGGGTCAAGGTCGTAATAAATCCAAGTGCCAGATGCCCACGTCTCTGCGCCGGGTGCGTAGACCGTCACCCAAGTCGTGCCGTCCATTGAGTACTGCAGATTCACGGTCACAGAACCTGACACCGCAGGCAAGATACCGATCGTGCTGATGTAGACAGGACTGCTCGTGCCGTTTGCAATGCCGATAGAGCCCGTGTTGTTGCTCAGTTGACATATCAGGTCACCTACGCCGTTAAATGCGTTTAGGGTGGTGCCTGACGTGCTGTTGGCACCCGTACTGATGTTAGTGAGCGTGCGGTAGTTGGCGTTGAGCACGTCAACCGTGCCCACGGGCAAAAAGTACTCGTACTTGTTTGGTTGCAGACCAACGATGACTTTGTTGATCGCCCAGTAATTGACGCCGTAGTTGCTCAGGCTCGAGAGCAGGTAATACAGGCTCTCCTTAGCGGCTTGCACCTGCTCGACAGTCAGCTCCTCGGCGAGCTTACCCGCACGGCGTGCGCCGTGATCGATGAGCTGTTGAACCGAGATCGTAGTCTGAGAGACTGTGCCGCTGGTTGACATTAAAAGTTCCTAAACGATTTGACTTTTGCTTTGATACTCTTTGGCTGCGCCACAAACTGCTTACCTGCCGCCTTACCTGCTCGCTTTGCCTTGGTTGTGGCTGCGTATTCAGCAGAAGATAATGCCTTAATCGCCTTCTCTGGCAAGTACCGCTCACCCGTTTTCGAGGATTTTTTACCAGACTTTGTAGTCCACTTCTGTTCGCCCCAAGCCTTCAGAGATTGCTGAGGCTTCTTAATCACGGTAGCCTCCGCCTGCGTCTTTGTACTTCTTTGCCACTAACTGCGCCTTGCGAGCGCTCCACTGCCCAGCGCCAGTGCCTTGTACAGCAGCCGACTTTACTTGAGAAACGATGCGCTTGCGCAAGTCAGGCTTGGTGTAATTCCCCGCCGCATTGACGGAGCCACCCTCTTTCTTTGCCAACATCATCTTCTCAACCATCGCCACTCGCTGTGGCTTCGTTGTAACCTTTTTTATGATGTTCTTGCGTACAGCAGAGGTCTGATTTTTTTCGTAAAAACCAGCCTTATCTAGCGCCTTCTTGGTGACCGCTTTGGGATTTTTGGGTGCAGAGGGCATTAGCATTTCCACCTTTTAAGTGAGGCGGCTTTGCGCGTGGGCTTGCCGCTCTCGTCTTTCATCGGGCCGGGCATCCCCGACATTCTGGCGCAAAATGATTTCTTGCGAGCGCCGCCTTCTGGCTGTGGAGCTTTTAAGTTTGACCCTGTTGCCGCGTTCATCTTTGCACGCCCCTTGGCGGTCAATCCTGCGCCTTGGCTTGTGGGTAACTTCTCGCCACGACCGACTGACAGAGATACGCCGCCAGACTTCATCTTCTTATCGGCTTTAACAAACTCTTTGCCGACCTTCTGAGGCACACCGCCGAATCCACCCTTAGTGTGAGCAGCGGCCTGCATCAAGCGTTTTTGGGCAGGTGATTTGGTAGGCATGATTAGTTTGTAGGGTTCACATAATGCTTTTGCATCTCTAAGATGATTGTGTACGAATCACCTGCAGATCCATCTAAGGTTGTGAATGTAATCACTCCTGTTTTACCAGCCCCAGCATTATTCCACAAACCACCAAAGCTAGAAAAGTCTACGGTGTAGAATGAGGTTTGAGGAACAGTGCCAATAACCACAGGTGCCGTAGCCGCCCAATTTAATTGAACCTCTAAGCCGTGAGTCATGGCAGTTATTTTTAAAATGCTTACAGCGTCACAAGCACCTCCTGCGTTTGAAGGTAAAAGTGCAGAAGGCGTAACCTTTGCCACAGCGGATTCGTTCTCCGTTGCGCTCATGGTGGCGTAAAACTTCATAATAGCGACGCGCTCGCCATCAAACAGCGTCTGCGAGGTTGCAGTAATAGCCATGTCAATCTCCAAAAAGCAAGATGGGGCGACCTTAGCCGCCCCGTTTTATTACTAGCAGTTGCCTTTTTTCATCGCCTTGAAGCCGCCACCGTCTTTGCACGCCATCACAGCATGACCGCCGTCTTTGTACTTCTGCACGACACCGCCGGTTGCGTACTTCTGCACAACGCCACCAGTTGCGTACTTAGGCATACCGCCAGTTTTAAGACCCTTGTGAGCCTTAGACGCTGGCTTGTCCTCATGAGTCATCAACTCTTTTTTGATGCCCTTGATCTGGCGCTCTTCTTTCATGTGCATTGCTTTGCCTTCAACTTCGCCGCCTTTCTTGCGCATCATCGGGGCTCTTGCACCCTGAGCCATCGCGGCCTCGAGCATTGCTGCGCGAGGATCAGGACGACGACCCATTGCTGGGCGACCCATCGCGGGACGCGAGGGCATGGCACGACTACCCATTGGCATAGAAGCTGCAGCTAAGGGACCAGCGGGCATTGTGCCGCCCATGGCCATCTTAGTCTTGCCGCCTTTCTTCATACCCATGCCTGAGTCGCCGTAAGGCATCATGGCACCGCCCATGTTCATCTTCTTTGTCTTACCACCGTGTTTGGCAGCAAAGGCAGGTATTTTTTTACCGTCTTTCATTACCATCGGCATGCCGCCTTTCTTCATGCCCTTACCGGCCTCGTCAACTGAGGGCTCGGTTGACTTCATCATCTTCATCTCTTTGAAACCCATGATCTACCCCTTAGGCTTGTGTGACGCCGAGAGCGCCAGTACGGGTTGAGTTCGGACCAACAGCGATCGCTGGTAACAAGATTCCCATTACGGTGCGAACAATACCATTTGACGCAGTGGCAGGCACATAAGTCCCACGCACGTCGCCTGTGGTGGTCGTTGCGGTTGCAGTGTCAGCGGCGACAAACGTACCAGCATCTTGTGCCAGTGTGTTGTTGCTCTTAACGCTTGCAACGTAAGCCACGTTTGCAACACGAATTGGAAGGCCAAGCACGTTGGTTGTTCCAACAGTCAAGGCAGTACCCGTCGCGCCACTCACGCTCACAGAGGTGATGAGGTAGAAGGCTTTCAAACCGCTCACAGCAGTGCTCACAGCAGCGCTAGAGGTGATTGCCTCGCTCATCGCTTGACCGTAAACGTCAAAACCAGAAACCGTCACAGTTACTGGAGCCACGCCCAAGGTGTAAGTCAAGCCTGTTGGTGTACCTGCAGTGGTCACCACCGCCGCACTTGCTGTGGTAGTAAGCGTTGCAGAAGTCGCTGTTACAGCGGTCAGGATGTAGGTCGTTGGGTTGGTGTAACCAGTGATAGTACCTGTGCCACCTAAAGTGCCAGAGATTGTCAAACGCTGACCAGTTACCAAGCCTGCTTGCGAGGTGAAGGTGATCTGACCACCAGTGCCTGCAATCACAACGCTTGATAATGTCGCAGCAGCAGCAGTTGCAGTTGTTACGCTAACGCCACGAGGCACATCAAGAGAAAAAGCGGCAGTGCCAGCGACTGTGGTGACTGACTTTACGCTAGTGCCGGCCGTTAACGTCAAGGCACCCGCGGCAGCAGGGGTTTGTGAGGCGGCAATGTTGTTTGCAACAGCGGCTTGAGGAACCACATCCCACACATAGATGCGACCCAAGGGGCCAACACCCAAGCTCATTGGGGATGGATTGTCAAAAAGTTCTAAATCATGCAAAGTCAACGCAACAGTGTTTGCGATGTTGATTGCTTGGTTGAGGATATAAGTGCCAGCACCACCAGTGCCAGTACCGAATGCAGTGATGTAAGTGCCGTCAGTCACACCTGTGCCATCGACATACATGCCGACGACGATTGGTGCGCCAAAGCCCACAGAGGTGATTGTCAGGGTTGTGGATGAAACGCCACCAGTACCGCCAATTGCGGTAGTCGAATAGTTGCGTAGACCCGTACCCATGAAAGTTGGTGCAGAACCTAAGAATAGGTCGTCTGAAAATTGAGGCATTTTAAAACTCCTGTGGCTTGAACCACTCGGGTTAATTTAAAAAGGGGGCTAAGGTTTCCCCGCCCCCTGTTACTTTACACGCCGGGCGTGCCGTACACTGCGCGAGGGTCAGTCCACGAAATCGTGTACCGCTCTGTTGCCTTGTAACGCATTGAGTCAGTCTCAAAGTCGCCTTCCATAGTCTTTTCCAGACCACGGCGCATCATCAACTTCAGACCTTCTGGCGCGTCAGTCTGCACCCACCAGTTGGTGGCTGAAGTCAAACGGCTCAGTACCGAAGCGCCTTCAGGCATCAGACCAATCGACTTGACTGGGTTAATGTCGTTGTTGGCGGTGCCGGTACGGAGCACAGACTTGAGCAGAACTTCTGCTTGGAAGACGTTGCCGGGTGCAACAATCAGCTTCAGCGGCTGAAGACGGATCTTCTTGCCGTTGTTATCCACAGCTTGGCGCACTTGGATGAGCATCTGCTCAAGCGAAGTTTGCGACAAGTTAGCTGCGGTCGTGAGCTGGTTGCTGAACACGCCGTTTACGATCGGGTGCGAGGTGTTGGTGAGTGAGACGCCGTCGCCGCCGACGTAGCTGCTATTGAACGCACGGTTCAATACGTTAGCTGCGAGCAGTTCTTTTGTCTCAATCAACGACTGCGCTAAGTGCTTAGCGTAGACCTGACCGATACGGATGTGGTCGCCGTCCTCAACCAGAACTTTGGTCAACGCAAAGGCTAAGCCGTAGACGTTGTACACATAGCGCTGGAGGAACAGCACGCCGCCCTGCTGGTACGAGACGGGGGTGCCGTCAGGTAACTGAGGTGCTGCGCCGAAGCCGTACAGGACGGGTTCTTCGTGGTAGTTGCGTGGGATGCCCGTTTGTTCGCGGAACACTGTGCTCCACTCATCGGCTCGTTGGTCATAGATTCCGTCAAAACATTCGTTGAGGATTGGCTCAACAATCGATCGGAAGTCCGTACTGCGCATTGGAGCGGCCATTTTCTAGTCCCCCTTAGATAGCGTTAACAGTAGCAACGAACTGTGGTTTGCTGACTTGTACGCGAACGATCACGTATGGGTCACCCCAGTTATTGTCTACATAGGGAGCCAGATCAACAATGCGGAACTGGGCTGCAGAGCCTGAACCAGCCAAGGAGGCTGACAGGGTCATTTGCGACAGACCTGTAGTTGTTGAGCCCGCGGTGAAGTTGCTCAGGTTGGCTTCGTTGCCGACTGAAGTTTGAGCCATTGTGCCGTCAGTCTGAATTTCGTAGACGATCTGCTGATCGTTGTAGAAATAGGCGATGACGCTACCAGCGATCACGGTGGTGCTTGCAGGCCAGAAGTTAGAGACACGACGACGACCAGTGGTGTCAGTAAACTCAACGCCTGCGAAGGCACCAGAGACTTGACCACTGTTGGTTGTTGTGTCCAGAACTGGCACGATAACGCCAGCGTTAGGCGAGTACTGAACAGCCTGACCTTTCAGGATGTTAGTAGCGTAGCCCGAGGGAATGCCGTTAGCCAGAGCTTGTGCGCGTTCCAATCCAGTTGGGAAATACGCAGGTCGCAGGCCAAAAGGTGCAGAGGTTGCACTCATAGGATGCTCCTAAAAAACAGTTAAGGGGATAATGTTTTCGCTTTCTTCAAAGCTACAGGCAAAATCATCTGAAACATGATTTTTAGGACTAAATTTTGTTGTCACCCGCTTTATACAAAACGGGCAACTTGATGCTGATTTTAATACGTTTTTACAAAAAGTAAAACTATTTTAACTAAAGTGTGGCAATTTCACGTTACTTTCATCTGGCAAGCTACCCTCGATGCTGCCCGCGGCCTTGCCTGATCGGTCGCGCTGGCTCACGAGTTGCTCTTGGTCGACGCGAATCTTGTCGGCCTCGTCCATCGGCTGGAAGTGGTGGTGCTCAAGCATGATGTCTTGGTAAATATCCATAGGCATCTTGCAAAGCAGCATCTCGTTGCACATAATGTGCCCAGACTGGTCGCCCTCCTTGACCTTGTACATGTCGTAGCCCAGCATCTCGTCGGCTCGAACAGGCATGTAGCCTAGCGAGAAACGGCGGTGAATCGGGTCATACTGACTGTTTGTAGCAAGCCAGCAGAGGTGATAGCCGGGTATCTCTGGGATGTTTGGCAACACTGTCTGCTGAAACTCGTTACGCGCACGACGGCGCTCGCGCACGATCGGAAAGTTCTCCTCGGGCGCTGCACGCGATGCGTCTTGCTCGGTGCGGTTGTTGCGGCTCTCGCCGGCACTGCGTTTTAAGCGGCTATCCATGATTAGTTCCTTCCTTTGTTTTCACGGTCATACTTTGCGTAGGATTTGATCATCTTTGCGCGTTGATCGGGGTTATCCCACGCGCCCATGTCCTTAATTGCCTGCACGCGATCAGCAGAAAGCCTGAACTCGTTACCACGCCCAGTTGGCGCAGACTCACGCCCTGAACCCGTCATGCGGGGGCGCTGGGTAGAAGCACGTTGCGGGGCTGCACCGCTAGTGCGGTGCGGCAGATACTTTGACACACGCTCATCGAGCTCTTCCCAGTAATCGGGCGAAGATGGGTCGTAGCCCTCATCTGTGAGCTTTTTGTCTAGACGCTGGGCGATTTCCGAGTCCATGTCTTTAGCCTGTGGGTCGTACCACGGGTTGCGCTCCATCCACTCCGCGGCATTGCGCTGAACCGACGGATCTGGCACGTTCATCGTGGGCTTAGGCGGCTGCGACATCTGCCGAGTTGCCTGATCCTTAATGTTTTTCAAGGATTCGTGCTTGCGTTGCGACTCGTACATCAGCTCCTGAGCCTTGACGACCGCGTCACCGTCCTGATTGGCAACGGCCTCACGCATTTTCATCTTTGCGTACTCGATCTGCACCTCGGTGTCGTCAATCGCCTTGTCAACACGGGCTAATTCAGCCCCAGAGGTACGTTTTTCAAGGTGCGCTAAGCGCTCCGAGAGCTGCTGGTTCTGTGTGCGCAAGTTATTGATCAGATGGCTAGACTCTTTGGTCTTTTCACGATGAATAGACTTCTTAAGGCGTCGCTCTTCACGCCGAGCAGCGCGAATTGCCTCACGATCGGGGTCTTTATCAAGTCCGTCGTTGGCTTCAACGTCACCACCCTCTGCCAATTCGGGTTTTTCTTCGGCTTCGGGCGCTTCGCCCTCGGGTAACTGAGCGATCGCAGAGCCGTCTTGCTCCTCGTCAACCTGCATTTCCATTTTTTCTGTTGAGTTCATACGAATTGCCTCATAGTCAAGACTTGGTCAGGGTCAACCTTCGCCCATAACTCAAAATCGTTAAGGATTTGCAGCGAAACTTGGTCTTCTGCGTCGTTTGGGTTAGGTACTGTGAACCGATCGCCTGACCAGCGCGGCACGCGCACATAGTCGCCGACTTGGCACCAGATGCCCTCGCCCCATTCAGATAAAGTGTCACGGTTTTTGAATGCGATCGGGCCAAGCGCTAAGACCTTTCCGATCATTGACTGCGCACGCTCAGTTTCGCGTGTTTCTTCTACCAAAATGATGCCGCCTTTACTCGCTTTTTTGACGCTTTTGAGCTGTAACAACACTCGGGCACCAAGAGGCGTGATGCCGTGCACACACTGCGGGAACGCCTCGTCGAGGGTCTCAAAGTCCTTCATACTCACTCCTAAAAGCGCCATGCGGCACTTGGTTAAAAGCGCCATTCGGCGCGGTTGCACTACAAATCCTCGTCCTTCTCAGTCAAGATGTCGTCAAGTATGTCTAAGGCTTCACCAAGCCCTTGATATGTGCCGACAAGCCGATGATAGGACTCAATATTTATCGCGTAGCCGTCAGCAAGAGACAGCGCTAATTCTAAGCGCCGTGCTTTTAACTTGCCGATCAGATCGCTAACTGGGTTAACGACCACGGCCTGCTGCTTTACGCACAGGGATGCCGATGGCAATTGTCAAGCCCATACCCTTCTTAGGCATACCGCCGTTTTTAAGGCTAGCAATCTTTGCACCAGTTGCCTTCATTGGCTCTAAAACGCCGCCTCTTGCTGGCAGGTTAGCTGCGCCGCCCTCGGCCATCACCGCGCCGCCCTTGGCGTACTTCTGAATGACTGACTTGCCCTTAGCCATAGGCACAGACTTGCCCATGGCCATGCGTTTGTGCTGCGAGATTGCGTCTGACATGATTAAACTCCTTGAGGTGGTGCTTCAGGTTGGGATTGTTGTGCTGCTTGCTGTGCTGCTAATTGTTGCTGCTGTTGTGCTGCGAGTTGTTGACGCTGTGCTTCGTGCTGCTGCTCAAGCGTGAGTAAGTTGATGTCGTGCGTGAGCTCTGCCGCCTTAATCTGCTGGTCGGCAACGTTCTTCTCCTGCTTGGCCTTCGTATCTGCCGCGAGCTTTGCGCCATCAAGCTGTAAACGAGCCTGATCCTCTGCCGCCTTACGGTTAGTCTCGGCCATCTGGGTCTGAACAAGCGCCTGCACTGACGGATCAGTAGGCTGTTGCTGCGCTTTGAGTTGCTGGATGGTCTGGATCATCTGCTGCATGATCGGCACCACACCCGCAAACTGTTGCTGCGTGTCTTGGTGCACGTGCTGCGAGCTCGCTGCAAGCAATTTCTGCGCCTCCTGAATGATGGGTTGCACCTTCAAGATATCAAACTGCTCGCCTAACGCGTCGGACGCGTACCGGTCCATCGAGTTCAGGTACCACAACGTCAGGTGCTGCTTTAAGTGCTCAAGCATTGCGGGGATAAACACCGGGGCCATGATAGGACTTGCGCCGTACATAGGGTCCTTGGCGTAATCCAAGTGAACTTGCATGTGCGCTAAGTGCTCTTGGTTGGGAAACGCGCCAACGGGCTTACCAAGCGTCATGGCGACGTTCTCAAGCGCGGGGTTCATTTCCTTAACGTCTTGCGGATCAGGTAGCACTTCATTGATATCAGGAAGTTTGATCTGCTTAAGAATTCGCTTCTCAACAGCCAGTCGATTGTATAGGTCTGGATTCGCCTGCGCGCGTGCGGCGAGAGCCTGTACTTGTGCATAGCGCTGTGACTCCGCAAAGATGTGGGGATCAGACACTGGTACAACGTCAGAGTTCTTCTCAAAGTCCTTTGAGGTGACGCCTAACTCTTGGCTCATCTCGTCAGGGTTGTCATCCAAGTACCAGCGGTTCAAGCGCCCGATGATCTTGAGCACCCGTGCTTGGCTTGTGTGCAGCCGCGCGTGGATGGATGAGAACACCGCAGCACCCTGCTCGATCAGCGCCTGAGTGGTGCCTACGGGGGCGTTAGAGGTGACGTTAGCGATCTTCTCTTCGGCGGTAGTGACCACACCCTTAGCCGCCGATGTAAGCCAGCCTAAAAGCTGAAACAACACCGCAGAGGGTTGGTTGAACGGCATCGGCATCGCTATCTTGCGCACGTCGTCCACGCCCGGTGCACCTTCGATCTCGGTGACCTGCGTGGGCTCGACAACAATGCTCTGCCCTGAGACCTTGCCGCCCTTGAGCTTGAGCATCGTGGGGGCGTTGTTTATATGAGCAGAATCAAGCAGAGCCCGCAGAGCGCCAGTAAGAGCAGCAGACAGACCGCCAATAAGATGGGGCAAACCAACGGCATACGCACCTCGCCAAGGGATGAACTTAAACTCAACGATCCAGTCGAGCTTAGTCATGAGCTCGTCGCCGTCTTCCCAGTTGCGGTATAGGCCCACAACCTCGGATGACAGGTCGTCAATCATCAGGATGTAGGGCGCACGCTCGCCTTTGGACTTGGTGTCGTCTTCGAGCTCCATCCACGTGTAGATGTGGAACACGCGGCGCACGCCGTCAATGTTGTCAGACTCTGACTTGCGACCCTCAATCTTGTTGTTCGCCTTCTCAGGCTTACTCTCTTCAGGCTCTTGGCTTGCGCGGTAGATGTCCAAGTCGATGTACAGACCTGATGAGACGCGAGCCTCAAAGTCGTCCTGCGTGATGTCGTTGACCTCGGTCACACGGCTCGCGGTGTAGAAGTTCGCCGCGGCAAATGGCAGGTAAACGTTATCAATCGGCAGGAACTCAGCGCACGGACGGCGCTTGCTCTCGTCGTACCAGATCTTCATGTACTGCGAACCACCGAGCGGTAACTGGGTTAAGAGCTGCTCTTCCTCGTCACGGTACTCCTCGATCTTCTCGGTCAACTGGTAGTTCATGTAATCGCGCTTGCGCTCGGCGATCATCGTCTTCTGCTCAGTCACCTCGCCCAGAATCTTTGAGCGCACTGGCCCGTCTGGTGGGAAGAGCTCCTTGATGGCGCGCGCTGCAAAGTCTACGCAACCCTCGGCCATGATCGGATGCACGACCTTACTCGCCCCCATAAACGACGCACCGCCGGGGGCGTCCTGCCCAAGTCCTGTGCGACGCAAGCCCTCCTCGTACTGCTTGTCACGACCCTCGCGGGCGTCCTTGTCCTTCTCAACGAGCTCAATGTACTTAGACGCGATGCCCGATAAGTCATACGCACGGATGCTTTCGGCTAGGTTCTCGTAGAAGTCAGGCGAGTCTTCTGGCCCCAGCGTGTCATCATCTAGACGCACAATCGCTGAGCCGTCGTCCTGCTCCTCGACGTCGGGTTGATCAAACAGATCGACCTCCGCGGTGTCCCCGAACTCGCTGCTTGCGAACTCGTTGTCACCCTGCGCCGCGGGCGGGATGAAGCGACCGTAGTCCTGTGGGATTGGCATTTCAGTAGCCATAGTTATTGCCTTTTATTTAACTCATGACGCATCGCGTCAACATTTGGGGCGAAGGATACTTTGCCGCCTTTCTTCATGTGAATGCCTGTGCTGAACTCTTTACGCATCGCGGGAGTGATGTCCATGTAGAACAAAGGCTCGGCCACGCCGTCAGCGTCAACGGTTGTGTTGCCAACATTTGCGCCGTACTTCTTGCCAAACTTCTTGAGGTAGCCGGGGTAAATCTCGTCGTAGTACTTCTTCATGCCCTTGCCGCCAATAACATGGTCAAGGCCTGTAAGCGATTTGAAATTTTCAAAGTAGTCGTCATCAGGTCCCCAACGACCCTTAACCTCTTTAGATACACCACCCTCCTCGTCAACAACTTTTTTTGCAATATCTTTGCCAATAAGACCGAAGAACTCGTCCTCGCTAAGGTACTCCCTTGCGGCGACTTCGCGGCCGTTTTTGATGGCCGACATGCCGTAGGTGCCGTCGGAGTTTTTGTTGTAGTCAAGACGATCGATGCGACTACCCGTGCCAAACCGCTCGGCCACACGCGAACCCGTGGGCAGCGCCACGCGGTCGTAGCCGCCGTCAATCGCGTCTTTAATAGCACGGCGTAACGCGAGCTGGTAGTAGTCGTCCTTGTAGGGTGCCTGTGGTACCTGCTTCTTCTTTAACTCCTCCACGACCTTTGCTATGGTCTGTGCCTCGTCACCTTTTGACTTACCCGCCCAGATTTCCTTACCCCGGGCGTCATATACGGCGACCTCCTCCGGCTTGGTGACGTAGAGGCTCTCGACCGTCCAGCCCTTGGTGTCAATCTCATCGCCCCTGTAGCCGCGCTCACGCCCCTTCTGGTGCCAGTCGGACTGCAACTCGTCGACCAGCAGCGTCTTCTTGCCGTCGGTGACCCGGTCGCTCATGCGCAGGTGGGCAAGCACGTTGGGGTCCTCCCAGTGCGATTCGCGGAATTGATTTGCGTATGCTTCTTTTGCAATACGGTCTTGCTCGCGACGCAGGTAGTCTGTGCGCTCAGCACGCAGCTCGGTTCTTTCACTCTGTAGCTTGCCAAATTCTTCACGATTACCCTCGGCCTTTAGCTGCGCCATGCGCGCGTCTAAGTCATCAATCTCAGCTTGCTTGGGAAACTCGGGCGTGCGGTTCTGTGGCTGACGCTTTAGCTGCTCAATCTCGCGCTCGAGTTTCTCGGCCCTTGTTGAAAGCTGCTTAGCGCTGCTGAGGTCGCCCATTGCCGCGTAATCTAGCGCCCCTCTTTTGAGCGCTTCAAGGCTCTGCTCCTTGTAGACCATGTCCTCGCGCTTGCCGCTTGGCAGGTTCAGGGTGACTTCGCGGTGGTTCTCGCCACCGGGTAGTGACCACTGCGCCCACTTCAGGTCGTTGGGCAGCAGGGCGTCATCGACGACCAAGTCCTCGATGTACTTCTTAGCTTCTGCCTCGTTTTTAAACGTTATGCCTAACGTATTGTTTTTGGAATTGGTGATGTACGTCTTACCGTACTCGCTTGAAATCGTGTACGGGTTCGGCAAGTTCTCAGTGACTATCTCGCCGTTTTCATTCTTGCCCCACGTCACGTTTTCTTTTTTGTAGGTCCTGTCGCCCAGTTGTAGTTTATTCTTGGCGATGTAGTCCTGCACCTCGGCGGCCGTAGCGTTGGGCTTGTCCTTCAAGAACGTATCGAGCCCCATCCCGCTGACCTCCTCCGCGCGCACGTTCTCGCCCTTTAATATGTCATTTAGCAACGCCTGCCCGCTGCCCGACTTGCGCTGCAGGTTCAGTGCAGCAGCCTCGGTGGGCGAGTAGAAGCCTTGCTCGTTTGCGGGGGCGAGCACCTTGGCAGGCTTGGCTACCGATGGCTCGGCCATAAATGCGTTAGGCGCAACCATACCCGGCATCTGCCCACGACCGTACAGCTCGGCAGCCATCTCGGCAGTGGTCTTGGCAAACGGCGTGATCGCTTTTGCACCAGCACCTACCAGCTTCGTTGCTCCCCTGAGGACTGGTGTCACAAAGCCCGCGACGTCCAGCACGCGCGGGTCGAGCAGCGGCTCGGTGCTATTGGTCAGGTTGCGAAAATTTTTGCTAATGACGCTACTACGCACAGGGTTGTCCTCGTCTGCCTCGCGTGCGGTGCCCGTGTAGTCCTGCAACGCGGTGCCGGCGCTCTTGAGCGACTCAGCCAGAATCAGATCCGCGAGGAAGTGCTTGACCGGGTGCTTCTCTGCAGTCGGCGCAATCGCCTCGCTCACGAACTTGCCAGCGCGGTCCATGTAGCCACCGAACGTGCCGATCGCGTTCTGTATCGCACTGCGCGGTGTCGCCTGCATGACGGGGCTGTTAGGGTTCTGCGCCTGTGCAATCTCGAAGCGCATACGATCGAGCTCCGACTGGCTGACCTCGCCGCCTTCGTCAAAGCGCCGCACTTGGCCGCCGTTAGCTTTGTTCGGCACAGAGTAGTAGCGATCGCCGTGCTTGACAATCTTTGAGCCGCGCGCTGTTTCAGCCTCGACCGCCTTGTTCCACGTTGGGTGCTCTGCGCCCTTGAGCATGACGTAGCTGCCCTCAGGCAAACCGTGCAGCTTACGCTCGCTTTCTGACGCGGGTGCGACCGAGCCCCAATGACCGTTGTCCCCTTGTCCCATGCCGTAAGCGCGAGCCGTCTGGTAGTCGTAGTCAGACCCCTGTGGGTTAAATACACCACCGCCGTCTGCGTACCTGCGGTTCGGCACAAACGTGCCGGTGCTTGGCGTCATGCTGTTCACGCCCGGCATCGACTTCGTGTAGTACTCGCGCTGCGCCTCAGGTGTGGGGAAGAGCGCCCTGCCCTCGGGTGTGTTGATGAAGTCACCGCCCGCTGCGTTAACCTCATGCGCCCGAGCGTTGATGTTCGCCCAGACTTCCTTCATGTTCTCAAAACGATTTGTTGAAGGCAGCACGCTTTGTTGCGTTGCAGCGGGCAACCCTTGCGCACGCTGCATGACTTGGCGGTCGCGCTCAAGGTTAACGTTCGCGCCCTTGCCAAGTTGCAGCGTATGCGTGAGCTCGTGTGGGATCGTGTTCTTCACGTCCTCGAGCTTTTGCATCACCGCGATGTTTGGCTCCTTAAGTTTGACGTACCCCGCGTCGCTGCCGCCGCCGATGTCAAAGCGAAGCTGCGAGTCAAAGTACGGGTTCAGCGACTCAAGGTAGCGATTAGCGTCGGGCGTCTTCTTGGCGGCCTGCATCAGGTGATATGCCTGCAAGCTCAGCGGCGTCGCATCCTTGGGTGGGTATGGTGCTTCGTAGCGCGCAGGGTTCTTGCCGATCTCAGCAACGAGCTCGCGCACCGTCGGGATGGCCGGCTTAGGCTGGGGCTTGAGATCCATGATGTCGTCATCTGCCTTGCCACCGTCCTTAAACTTGGGCAACTTCAGGTGCTCCATCGCCGAGGTCAAGTCGTCGGCCGGGAAAGCACCTGTTTTCAAGCCCTTGTGATAGTCCTCAACGCGACGAATCATCTCGTCAGTGACAAGCTCCGAGATGTTCTCATTGCGTTTGCCCAACGCCTCGTTTGCTAACGCTGCAATCTGATTGTTGGTGACCGGACCCAGTTTCCACGTCGGTGCCAGCGATCTAGCTCGCATCTGCTGTGCAATCGGAGTGAATGCCTCGTTTAGCAGGATGGGCACCGGCGTGTTGGGGATTGAGCCCCCGTAAAGTCCGTCCCATTCGTGCGAGTACGTTCTGTTATTGGAAAGCCGCAACCCCGCGCCGGGTTGCACGTCAATCAGAGTGTGCCCTGCATAGTAAGGTGCCACGCCTAGCAGATTTGGATCGCGAAATGCGGCCAGTGCGTCCAGCGGGTTAATGCCTGTCAGCTCCTGCCACCGCTTGCCGGTCTGCATCTTATCTAAAAATTCTTTGCGGAAATTTGGATTCTCTCTGATGTACTGGTCGACCGCGGGGTCGTCGAAGTTGGGGGCGTCGGCAAACGGCTTCTTACCCTTGACCGTCGTGCTACGCAGGCTGTCGGAAAGGTCTTGGAAGTCTTTTGGCGTTGCGTTCGCGTTGAAGTAACTACGGTAAAGCTCGGTTACCGGCATTGCAAAGTTGACCGAGGTGTCACCCATCGTAAAGGGCGAGGCAACCACTTCGCCGGTGCCGCCTCTGGCTGCGCCCTCACGCGACGCTATATCAAATCGCTTCTGCACGCGCTTAGCAATGTCCTCGTTGGATGCGCCCCCGATCCGTTGCTTCATGTGTTCCAAGTCGCGTACATAAGCTTGGCCGCCGTGGCTGATCACTTCGTCAGGCACCTTCAAGCCCGACACTTCCATGATCTGCTGGTTGCGGTGCATCACGTCCCACGGGTTGACGTTGAGCATCGCGCCCAGCTTGGTCTCAAGGCTGACGGGCTGCACGGGTGCAAGGCCGCCTAAGTCCTTGGTCTTAAAATCCGGTACGTGCGATGGCGCCCCGGTCACCACCTTCTTGGCTACTTTGCGCGCGCCACCGCCGGCCATGTGCGCGATGCCGCCCGCGGCCATCTTCTGCGGCTGGCTCATCAGCGCGTACTTGGCAAGATCAAGGTCAAGCATTCGCGCGGCCTGCGGATCAGTGACCGTGTTCTTGATGGCCTCCTCGGCCACCGAGTCAACCATGCCGCCCGCGGCGTACTTAAAGTCCTCCTTCTTGCCGTACACGGGGTTCTTCACCAGCACGAGCGGGCCGATCTGCAACGCCTCGTCGGCACTTGTGACAGGCTGCATGGTCGCACGGTCGTAGAAGTACGAGTGCCGCTCGGGATCCATGCCCACCTGACGCCACTCGGGGCTCTTCAGGTACTCCTTTGCGCGCTCGATGGCTTCCTGCTCGCTGATCTTGTTCCAGTCGCCCTTGATCGTTGCGATCGTGCCCTTGGGCTTGCCGCTCGCGATGGCCAACGCGGCCTTCTCGGACATGCCAAACTGCGGGTTAAGCACGCTTGCCACGCTCTCGTGCCCGATGCTCTTGCCAGCCCCAAAGCCGGGTTCCTGCTCGTGCACGGTGGGCACCCAGACGCCGTGGTTGCTGTACGACGGGATGTCAAGGCGCAGTCCAACCGGGTGGCCTTGCTCCAGCGTCTGCGATGGCAGGCCGTAGCGCTCGCGCTTATCGGCCGTAAGTGCGCCGGTGGCCTCCTCGCGCGTGGCGGGTGTAGGCACTGTGACGTAGGGCATGACGGGCTTGTACTCGTTGACCAGCGCGTCGTACTCGGATGCCGAGAGCTCGCCACCGATGAGCTTGTTGGCCGCATCTTGCAGCTCAGGCGTGCGCTGAGTCACGTCCTTGTAGTTCATGTCAATGCGGCTGGTGGCGGCCTTGGCAGCCTTCTTGACTAAGCTGCCGCCGGCCATGTGCACGGCACCGCCTTTGTTGTAGTCGCGCATCGCTCGCACCAAGTCCGCATGTGTGGTTTGCGTGTTGCCGATCTTGTCCCAGACGGCGTGGTGGCCGAGGTGCTGGTAGAAGGGGTTGAGGCTTGGGTCGAGCTTAAGCCCCAGCGCCTCTTGGCGTGCGGTCAAGCGATCGACGAGCTCGCGCCCGCCTGTGCCGCCCCCGCGGTTTTGGATCGAGCCCAGTCCGACTGGGGGCGTGGTGCCGTGCAAGTTGAGCTGGCGCGCGTCCAACGTGGGCACGTCGCCCCGGCCGAGCAGCGAGCCAACGAAACCCGACTTGGCAGCCGCGATGCCGCGCAGTTCGTCGGTGTAGTTGCGCCAGTCGCTGAGCGGTCCGGTCACGCGAGCGTTGAGGTCGGTGGCCATGCCGGGTAAGTTCTGCACCGCCCACTCCATCTTGGCCACCTGATCGTTCTGCTTGCCAAAGGGCGCGAACGCCGCTTGGATTTCTTTGAGCGCCTTGGAATCGAGCTCGCCGCGCTCGGCCATGTCGAGGTAGCGCTGGCCTAGGGGTGAGCCCAGCCACTCAGCAAACGCACCCTCTGGGCGCACTTCGCCGCCGGTGTTGGGCAGCTTCAGGCCAGCCTTGGTCGCCGTTGCGTGCGACAGGCCGCCGCGCCCGATCGATGACTGGGTGATGGTGTAGGCCTTGATGAGGTCGCGGGCGTTAAGGTCGCCGGCCTCTGCGCGCTTGAGCTGGTCGGCCATGAAGCCGCCGTAGCCGCCTTGAATGTAGTCGGGTACTTCCTTGAGCTTGAGCTCCTTGTCGACGTCAGCAAGCGCCCGCCACTTCCAGTCTTCCACCTTCGTGGTAATGGGATCGATAAAACCCTTGACTGCTCGTTTAATACGGCTCATGGTTTACCTATGCTGCATAGGGGTTGTCGCGCTTGGGGCGGTCGTCGTCGGCGTAGTATAGGTCAGGGTCTGCGACCGGGTCAATGTTTACGAAGCCCATGTCGCGCAGCACCCTGAGCGCCTGACTGAGCGCGTCGACGTAGTCGTCGTGCTTGCTGTCCGGGAAGCTGCAGACTTGGCTTAGGAACGCGTCGCACCAGTCACGCGCGCAGCCCGGGTTGATCGTCGACTCGGGCAGGTACACGCGGCCCCGGGCGATCAGCGGGCTCACGATGTTTAGCCGCATGGTCTTGTCGGCGTTGCCCGGGTTGTAGCTGCGCACCGGCAGCCCGGCGCGCTGTAAGTCCTGCAGCAGCACGATGCCGGCCGACTTGTCCTCGATCAGGATCAGGTCGACCTTTTTGCCGTTGCCGAACTCGTTCTCGTCGCCGTAGATCTCCTCGCTCTCCGAGATCACCTTGGGGCGCAGCTCGGGGTACTGGATGCGCTCGCTCCAGCAGTCGATCAACATGACGCTCATGCCCTTGTCCTCGCTCGGCTTAAACACGCCAAGCACGACACACGCCGTGGGGTCGGCCGCCGTGCGGGTGCTGGTCGCGCAGTCGTATGACTGCACCACGTACTCGAACTGGGGCAGGGGCTTCTCAGCACCCCAGAGCTTGAACCACGCGCGCTTGACGATGCCGGTGTCCTCGCTCGAGAGGATCGAGGCGTGGATCTCTTGGTCGCCCAGACGCGTGCCCTCGTACTGCAGGATCTGGTCGCGAAAGCTGGGCGCGAGGTTGTCGAGGTTGGCGTAGGTCGACGCGGTGGTCAGGTACACGTCCTCGCCGTCGCGGTCGGCCAGCGAGATGATTAAGTCCTTGGGACGCGGCGTGGTGGACGCGATGATGGTCGTGCGCTTGCCCAGCCGCACACCGAACTGGATCTGATCCCACGCGTCGTCGAGGTACTCCCACGCAGCCAGCTCATCGAGCCACGCGCCGTGAAACTGCGGGCCGCGGAACCGCTCGGGCTCGGATGCGGGTATACCCTTGATCAGGCTGCCGTTGGTTAAAACGATCTCAGAGAGGCTCTTGTTGTAGTCGGCCAGTAAGACCTTGGGCATCACGTTTAAAATGCCGCTATCGCCCTCAAAGCAGGTCGCACGCACGTCACCCGACGTGGGGGCGGATACCAGCCAGCGCGTGTTAGGTTGGGTCCACGCCCACCACCAGACCTGCTCGGCCGCGGTGCGCGTCTTGCCCGCTCCTCGCCCGGCAAGTAGTAGCCAGATCGACCACCAGTCGCCGGCCGGCAGGATCTGGTGCGCGTGGGCCTTCTTAAGCCACGCGACGCGGGCCTCAAAGGCCGCGCGGTGTTCGGGTGGGTATGCGGCGTACTCGCGCTGAAACGCGGGATCGAGCAGCCTCTTGGCCAGACTACTTGCCATCTTGGCGCTCGGTCTGCAGGCCGTCGGCCAGCGAGATGAGCGTCTCTGGGGTGAAGGCCAACGTGAGCGGGTTCTCGGCCTCGCCGACCAGCACTTGGCGATCGCCGTAGCGCTTGGGGCACCAGCTCTTGAGCAGGCGCAGCCTGAGCTCGACGCGGTTCTTTTGCCACTGCACGTACGCGCTGTCACGCCGACCGCCCCCTTCGCCGGTGATGCGCTCGGGCTCCTCGTCGATGATTCTGATGGTGTCTTCGGCCAAAACGTCGAACCCTGCGTCTCTCGCGCGCGCGTACATTTCTCCGAACTCGGGCAGGTCGGTAATCCAGTGCTGCACGGTAGAGCGCTTTGGCATCCCCGGCGACTGCAAAATACTCACCAGCGTCTCACCCATCGACAAGCGCTCACAGATGTGAGCCGCGAGCTCTTGCGTGTACAAACTCCCCGATCCCTTAGGCCTTCCCATAGCAAACCTCCTGTTATTCTCGCGATTTTATACCACTGTTGTATTTTTGCATTAGGGTTTCCGATAATAAAATAAATGTTTACATTGTCAACAAATGGGCTCATACTGGAGGCTCAGTAACCAACACGACAAACACGGAAGACACCATGACCTACGAAAAAGCCCTTAAAGATTTTGACAAAATTTCACACGTGACTTACTTCGAGCCAACCGAGCACAAAGAAATTCAGGACCTTTGCTACCTTTGCTTACACGAGCTTGATCTTGTTGCTGAGGGTGAGTTTTGGCACCCCATTGCGTTGCGTAGAAAATTACTGGCTTTCTGCAAAAAATGGGGCTACTACGCCGAGGAAGCACAACGAGAATTTGATATTGGTAAAAATGCACGTAAGTGCGATGCGTATTCAGACTAATCACCCCGGGCCCTTCGGGGCTCACCACACACGGAGTCACACCATGAACATCAAAATGTCAGCACCAACAGCCTTTCGCTCACAGAGCCCACTGGACAACGCAATGATCGCGCGCTACGCGCCTTCTGTGTTCGCTCAGGAAGCCCACGACAGCCGCGGTGAGCGCTACGCCTTCATCCCAACCAGCGACGTGCTCGACGGCCTGCGCGCTGAGGGCTTTGAGCCCTACGAGGTTCGCCAGACCCGCGTGCGTGACCTCAACAAGCGCGAACACACCAAGCACCTGCTGCGCCTGCGTCACCCCACGGCGCTCAAGAACGACGAAGGCCACGGCGAGATCATCCTGCTGAACTCGCACGACGGCACGAGCTCGTTCCAGCTCATGTCGGGCTTCTTTCGGATGGTGTGCGCCAACGGCATCATCGCCGGCGACGTGGCCGCGGACTGCCGCGTGCGTCACACCGGCCGCGTGGTTGACGACGTGGTGGATGCGTCCTACCGCGTGATTGACGAGCTCAACAGTGTTGGCGCGCGTATCGAGAACTACAAGGCCGTCGCGATGGATCGCCCCCACCAAGAGCTCTTCGCTCGTGCTGCGCTCGCCCTGCGCTACGACGACGGTGCAGCACCCATCACCTCTGATCGCCTGCTCACCCTGCGCCGCTGGGACGACAACAAGGACAACCTCTGGACGACCTTTAACCGCGTGCAGGAGAACATGATCAAGGGCGGCGTGCAGGGTCGCACAACTAACGGTCGCAACATGTCAACCCGTGCCGTGGGTGGCGTGACCGAGAACGTCAAGTTAAACAAGGCGCTCTGGACGCTGGCCGACGAGTACGCCAAGCTTGCGGCATAAAAACAACAGGGGGCTCGCCCCCGTTTGCATCCAACAACTTTACAATGTAAACTGTAGTTTCAGTACCCAAACACGACAAACACGGAGCCTTAAAAATGAACTTCACCCCCTCAGCAGTCGACCAACTCGGTCTCCTCCTCGCCCAAATCGCCGACCTCACCAAGCAGGCCGACGCCATCAAGAAAGTCGTTAAAGAACGCGGTGCCGACGGCAACCTCGAAGTCGATGCCGACGGCGTCGCGTTCGTCGAAGGCTCGTTGTTTCGCGCGACCTACAGCGAATTTAACAGCACCATCTTTGACAAAGAAAAGTTCGTCAAGCAGTTCGGCGAGGCCGAGTACGCCAAGTACACCAAGCAGTCTGCCTCGTTTCAAGTTCGCGTCAAAGCCCGCAAGTAAACCAACCGCCCCTTCGGGGGCTTAAGGATTTTTATGAACAACGAACGCCGCAAAATCATCAGTGCCCAGATCGCCGCCATCGAAGAGGCGCTTAGCCAGCTGCAGGAAGTTTTTAACCAAGAAGATGAGGCCTTTGGCAACATGCCAGAAAGCCTCCAGCAAAGCGAACGCGGTGAGACCATGTCTGAGGGCATGGTCTGCATCGAAAACGCCATCAACAGCCTTGAAAACGCCCTAGAGGACCTAGGAAACTTATGAACTACGAACAACTGCTCGCGTCCTACCCCGATGACCTCGCCAAGCACGCAGTGTGCACGGGCTGGAACGCGGCCAACACCGTCATGATGAACGCGATCATGAACCAGATCACCGTCGCCACCGAGGCCGGGAACTACTCGACCGCCTCGACGCTTTTCAAACTGCTTGACAACCTGCAGTCCACGCTCGCCATCAAGCGGGTCTAACCATCGCGCGCAAGAGCTCGACCTGCGTCGTGCTCTTTTCCCCCAGCCGCGCCAACACCACCTCATCTGTCGTACCCGCCACGATGAGGTGGTGGATAAAGACCGGCCTCGTCTGCCCCTGCCGGTGCAACCTCCCACAAGCCTGAATGTACTGCCCAAGGCTTGCCGGGAGTGTGAACCACACCGCGATGCTTCCCCCGTGCTGCAGGTTCAAGCCCGCCCCGCACGAGTCAGGGTGCGCCAAGGCGACCTTTTGCAGGCCGGCGTTCCACCTGTCAACGTCCAGCAGCTCGGCACCCGTGGCGGCCTGTATGCGCTCGATCTCGTGCCTGTAGCCGTAGAACACCAGCACCGGGTTACCGTTCGCACCCTCAATCACGTCCTGCAGGCCGGCAAGCTTCACGTTGGAGAACACGTGCACGTCTTTGCCCTCGTCGTAGATCGCCCCGCCCGAGAGCTGGTGCAGCTTGCCCCAGAGCACCGCGGCATTAGCCGCCGTGATCGGCTCACCGTTTGCGATGGGCAGGAGCGCATCGCGTCTGAGCTGCTCGTAGACCCTGAGCTCACCGGGCAGCATCTCGACCACCGTGTTGCTGTTGACGCGCTCAGGCATGTCCAAGTAATCCTCAGCCCGCATGGCCACCGTGATGTCCTTGACCCTTGCGTGTATCTCCTTCTCGGCGTTGGGCCGCGGTGCCAGGTTCCAGCCCATGTAGTCGCCCACAAAGAACGCGTTGGTGTAGCCCGTGTAGGTCCTACCCAGCCTCTCGCCCCTGTCAGCCAAGTAGCACTGGCTCCAGAGCCCCAGCAAGCCCTCCGAGGCCGGTGTGGCACTCAGGAGTATCACCCGGTCAAACTTAACGCGCTTAAGGGCCTTAAAACGCGCCGTGGACGGGCTCTTGAACCCCTGACTCTCATCCACCACCAAAACATTGAACGGCCAGCGGTCCTTGAGCTCGTCCACCAGCCACTTCACGTTGTCTCGCCCGATCACCTTGACCGCGCACGGTGTCCTAAGCGCCCTTAGTCGCTGCGCTGGGTTGCCTTTGATCACCAGCATCGGCATCTTGGGTGCCCACAGGTCGCGTTCGGCCTCCCACACGTGCTCAGAAACACGCTTAGGAGCCACGATCAGCACTTGGATAGGCTCACCCCTTGCCTTCATCATCCGAAGCGCCTGCAGGGTCGCTGCGGTCTTGCCCAGCCCCACCTCCGACCAACACATCGCCCCGCGGTGATCCACCATGTGCTCGGCCATCCTCAACTGATAATCGTGCAGTTTCATCTAAGAATCCTTTAACCTCATCGTGCCCATACAGGACCCGGGCATCAAACCCCAAGTCACCCAAAACCTTCAGCCGGTACTTTTGCAACTCACTAAGTTTTCCTGTGCCTGTCTTCAACTCGATGAACGTCACCCGCCCGCCCGGCATCAAAACCAAGCGATCAGGCCACCCCGCCGAGGCCGGGCTGACGAACTTCACCGCCTGCCCACCAAGCCGCTTTATACCCCCCACTAAACGCTTTTCTACGTCCTTTTCCATGTCACCCATGACACTATGACCAGCTTTGCTAACTCTATATAGGAAGTATGTAGTGTGTTACTAACTACCATCACAGTTACCCTATATAAAATATATATAAATATAGTGACATAGGTGACATGTTCCCTATGATGACACCTAATGTCACTACCCCCC